AATTAAAGAAACAGTATTTTATTGATAAGTACATAAAAACAGATATGGATAAACAAGAATTTGAAATGTGGGCAGATATAGCATTTAAAAAATAAAATGGATTACGAAAAGTCACTACAGAATGTCATATTTGACCTGATCTGTAAAGAGGAGTATATATTTTACTCCTTATTTGTAGCCGAATTAAACAAGTCATTTACAGATGACCCGGGACATTCGGCTTGTGTAGCAAAACATACAACAAGTAACAATATGCAATTGATATTTGGGAAGAAATTCTGGGAAGAAAATTGTCCTAGACCTTCTCAAAAAAGAGCATTATTGATTCATGAACTACTTCACATTGTTCATGAGCACTTGTCTGCATTTTCTGATGGTGTATATCCGGATAAAAAGGTAGGAAACCTGGCCATGGATATATTTATCAATCAGCAAATCAATGAGGAATTTCCCACTGATCCTAAAACAGGAAAGACATTGGGAATATTCCTAAATAGTTTTCCGGAATTAAACTTAGAGGCAAACAAACCAACTATTTACTATTACACTAAAATTAAAAGTGCAAAGGACAAGAAAGAAAGTAGTAAAGGTAAAGAAGATAGTCTAGGTGGACCTGCGGGAAACAAACAGGGAAGTTCTGGTTGTAAAAATCTTGATGAAATGCTTGATAAAGATGAAGACATCCATAAAGGATGGGATACTCTTACAGAGGGCATGCAAGATTTAGAGAAAGAACTTATGAAAAATGAAGTCAAAGCAATGATTCGTAGAGTTGCTGACGAAACAACTAAATCAAGAGGTACATTACCAGCTCATATCCAGGGAATTCTATCAAATTTAAAGGATCTTGAAAAACCAGTTGTAAACTGGAGATTATTATTTGAGAGATTTATTGGTAGTACTACTGCAGTAGAACAATATCAAACAAGAAAAAGACCCAATCTTAGATTTGAAGAATCACCTTCTTTGAAGAATAAATATAAGGTTAAAGGTATTGTTGCCTGTGATAGTTCCGGTAGTATGTCTAATTATGACATTGATCAAATTAATAGTCAATTGCATCATATCTGGAAAGCAGGTGCTGTAGTAGATTTTACAAGCTGGGATGGAGATTGTGAGCCACATAAAAAGTATAATGGTAAATTAACTTTTGAAAGAACACTGGCCGGAGGTACCAGATTGGGTTGTGCTATTGAGTATATCAATGAGCATTACAGAAGAAATAACTGGAATTTTGCAGTTATTGGTACTGATGGTTATGTAGAGCGAGATATTCCAAAATGTAAAATTCCTTTACTAATTGTAATTACTAGCAATGGAACAACTGAGTTAAACACTAAACATAAAATAATTAAGATATGCTAGATTTATTAAAGAACATTTGGAGTAATGATAATCAAGAACTCAAAGTTAAACAACTTGAACTCAATACTTTAAATAGATTAAAAGCTGAACATGACATGGAAATTGCTCAAAAAGTACATAATCATCCTGATTATAAAGAATTGCAAGAAGCCATTCAGGAAAAAGAAAGATGTGTTTTAGAGCTACTTAATGCATTGGGTATTTTGTATAATTCAAAATATACTTTACAAGATAGTTTATTGGAAACATTTCATACTGAAAATCCTTTTCCATTACAAAAAGAATTAGATGAACATCTTGATTCTACAAGGAAATTTTCTGGATATACAGGAACTTCTGGATATACAGGTCCTATAGGTCCTATAGCAATGCCTAGCAATAACTTAGCAACTTGGATGAGTTCTACATCACCAACTTTAAATTCTAACACATGGCCGAATCAACCACAGAACAAAAAACAGACATAGAAGAGGATATTGATATATCCGATGTTTTTAA